GAGTAATTCTAGGAGAAGTTAATAAATCTACTGCGTAATAAGGGACAACTAAATCTTCTGACTTAACAAAACGTGCAACGGCACGTCCAACCGCAGGATCATAGTAAACTTTTTTAAATGCAGAACCAGATAAAGGTAAATAAAATAAAAGCTGATCCATTTCAGGATCGTATTCTTCCATTTTGTAAGTTATTTGATAATTCATGAAGTTTTTAACGCGATTTGCTTTTTCTAATTTAGCATCATCGGTCATTCCTAAAACTTCTGTGTCAACAGGTCCGCCTGCTGGTAACATTTCTTTGTATGCTTGTGCTTGGAATTGTGTTACGGCTTCTGCGAGTATCGGGTGATGAACTCCTGAAGCACCAACAAAAGGTTGTGACCTTGAATCAGAATTTATTCCTAATAAATCTAATCCTTCTGTGTAAGTTTGAAACCAATCGTTTCTAGAATCTAAATCATCTTCAAAAGAACCAACTAGTTCTGCGGCTATTGTATTTAATTCGTTGTCCTCTAAAGTTTCTGCTAAGTTTTCGCCAAACTTAGAAACCGTTTCTTCTGGCATATCACTGCCCCGAATAATAGAACCGTCTGGTTGAACAAAAAGTTCTGTTTCTTCTTCGGGTTGTTCCATAATTTCAAGCTCAATAGCTTCTTGATTATTAGGAACTGCAGAAATTGCTTGTTTTTCAATAGCCATATTGATAAATCATAGTATGATTTTGATTAATAATAAACCCTTTCTCCATCATAATACTCCTCTTCTTGAAAATAGTCACTGGTTAATTGTAAAAAACCTCCTTCTCTAAACCTTGCTAACGCTAAAGTTGTAGCATCAACGAGGTCATCATTCTCGCCTCCTGGAAAGTCAGAAACTTCTTCCATGAGTTCTTCACCGAACCTATTATCAGGAACCCAAACGCGTCCATCTTGAAAAATAGGTGATACAGAATTTAATCTTGCGATTTTATCTTGACCTTTTCCTGGACTAAAAGTGTTCACAGGAATACCTACCCTACGTAGTTCTTGTACTAAAGGTATACCACTAGCTTTAGCTTCAATGATTACTGTGTCGGGAGTCCAAAACTCATACAAACGTAATGCTTCTGCTTTTAATTCAGGAAAATCAAAACGTTCTTTTATACAATCTATTAAAATTAAATGTGCTTCGTTACCGTGATATATTTCTTCACCGATTTTTCCTTCAGGATAAAAAACTCCCCAAGTTGTTATAGCTGTGTAGTCAGCTCTTTCTGATTTTAAAAATGCTGTATCGTAACTTTGAATAATATAATCACATTTAGGTGGTTTGTTTTCATCCCAAACTTTAAACCAATCTTTAGGTATAATCGAAATACCTTCCCCTGTTGGTCTTTGCATATATTGTGCCGCCCACTTAGACGGACTAACCGATGCTTTTATACTTTCAAGTTCTTTTAGTTTCCAAAATTCTTTCCAAAGGGGATTGCCGCTAGGAAGTATCGCAGGAAACTCTATGATCTCCCATTGATCAGAGTCTTTGTCTTGCGCCATCTTTCTAGTTAGTCTACCTGTTAAATCTTTTTTATTCCAACGGGTCATAACTATAACGATTGCACCTCCAGGCTGTAGCCTTTGTCGAGGACCTGCCATAAACCATTCATAAGCTTCATCCATTGCTTTATCCGACATGGCGTCTTGCTCAGAATGTGGATCGTCAATAATAAACAAATCAGCTCCCCTACCCGCAAGGGCACCACCAATACCTGCCGCATAGTATTCGCCGCCTTTATTGGTTAACCATTTACCTGCAGAACGGCTATCTGCTTTTAGTTCTGTTTCAGGAAACAGTTCTCTATAGTCTTCGCCATCAATTAAATCCCTAACTTTTCTACCAAAGTTAACTGCTAAGTCGGCGGTGTGTGTTGCTTCTATAATTTTTAGTTTAGGGTTTTTACCTAATAGATATGCAGGAAATAGGTGTGATGCAAACTCAGACTTTGTATGTCTAGGAGGCATGTTAATAATTAAACGTTTTAACTTACCTGTGGCTATATCATCAAAAGCTTTTGCCATTTTTACGTGATGATCGCCATTAATAAACTCTTTCCAAATGGATTGGACGAAATTCATAAAAGTGCTAGTTGACTTTTCTTGGAATTCACGTTTCTCTAATTCTTCTAATAAAACTGTAAACTCTTTAGCTTCAGCTTTGTCTAAATGAGAAAGGTCTATGTTTTTTAAAGCTTTTAGCTTCTCAGCGTTACTAGTCATTCAAAAAAGTTCTTATAAAATCGTCTAAATCATCGTAAGGTATTTCGTCTACTATGTCTAAATTGCTTGGATCTAATGATATTACTGTTTCTGCTTCTCCTGTCATTTTTCTTGGAGGAAACTTCAAAGCATCATAACCTTGTCCTCTAAAAATATCCGCAGTTTCATCTGTTAAAGTTGAAGGCGTCTTGTAAGTGCTTCCAGGAGCTCCTCGTAACATGGCGTCTAATTGAAAATCTAGTTTTTTAGATCCGCCCCTACTAGGACGTCCTCGATACATTTCTATATCTTTTAAAACACTAAGCATATCGTCTGGCATGTTGTCAACGTCTAATGTGTTTTTAAAACTAGGTTGTAAAGCATATCCTGAACCTTTTTCAGAAAACATTTTAAATCTAGGGTCTGTGGGGTCTACTAAAGAATATATTCCTCCTGTTGAACCGCTTTTAGGAATTTCTAAATTTTTTAATCCTGTGGTTTTACTGCCGTGAAATAACAAATCTTGTTTAGGTTTTAGGTTTAACTCTTGTTGTACCGCTTTCGGTGGTTCTTTAGGCGTTACTTTTGGTTCTAGATTGGGTGTAGCTTTTTCTTTAGCTACCATCTCATCTAATTTTCTTTGATCTTTTTGCCAACTTTTCCTATGTCGTTCTGCGGCACGGTATGCAGCATCGCCATCACCCGAACCCGCATTCCGCAGTTCACGTTGTTCGTCAAACTTAGCTTTCTTTATTTTTTGTTGAAGCTTGTTTGCTACTTTAGCTATAGGCGTTCCAGGAACAAAAGGCAGCATACTTGCTCCCATCATTATTCCCCCCATCATAGGACTTCCTTCGTCCATTAAGAACTGACCTTCACGGAAAGTCTGTGCGTCACCGAATCCTGGAATGAATTCAGACATAAACGTCATGTTTTCCGCTAACCGTTGTGCACGGTAATTATCTGATATAAGTCCGTTATCTAACAGAAAGTTAGCAATAGCATGTCGTTGTTTTTCCAATGGGGATGGTTCGTATGCTTCTATCGTACCAATATCTCCACCGTTAGCTAAACGTTGCATTTCCCCACTAGGTATTCCTCTCTTATGGTCTAGGTTTATGTCGTTTAAAATATTTTTTTGTGTTTTCAGCTCGTTTAGCAAAGAAGGGTCTATAAAATCAGTAACATCTTCTTGTTCCCCAAAATTTTCAAAATCCTGCATATCCCCTTCATATTTCTTCATGAACAAGTCATAGTTTTCTGATACTCCTTCATTTTTATGGTGACGGTTTAAATATCCTGGAAAAGACTCTCCCATTTTATTGGCATTTTCCAGCATAAAATTATAAAGGTCGTTAAGTTGATCTCCTTCGTTTTCTCTTGCGGTTAAATACTCAGAAAGATTTTCTTCCATTACATCTTCAGGACCTGAAATCATGCCTTGACCCTCTGGAGTAACCAACCATGTGGGTTCCATAAGTGAGCTTAATGTTTCATCTTTAAGACGCTCATCTAAGAGATGTTCTCCACGAGGACGTTTTCCATAAACAGTGATCGACGATTCATCGGAAGGAACTCTATCGAGAATATCTCCACCGTTTTTCAAACCTAAAGGCGTATCTTCTTCATCGCTGAGTAGTTGTAATATTAACGCTAATTCTTCTTCGTTTAAATCAGCGTCTTCTAATAAAGAGTCAAACTCGCTACCTTCTGGTAAGTCTATATCCATAGACGGTCCAGGTTGTGGAGTAGGATCTGTGCCATACCCTATCTGAGCAGGATAATCAGGATCGCCAATTAGTTCATTGGAGATTACTTTAGAACCTACATTAACTAATATCGCTGACAGTATCGGATTCATCTACCAAGTATATGCTAAACGCTGACCTTTTGAAAAGAAAACAGGCAAAATAAAAGTAAAGGAGAAAAGGCTAGGAGTGGTGTTCTTGGTTCGCGGATGGTTTTCTTTTAGTTTCTTTTTCTTTGGTTTTGAATATTTCATCGAAAGACTCGTTGAACTTATCGCGGTCAACGGGTCGTGGTTTACTGCCTTTGCCGCCATGCCATTGATCAGTTTTCATCTTCTTCTTTGTCGTAATCTCTATAATATTGAACAATAGATAGGATGTTCTTGGTATATCTGGTTATCTCAGCCATGTTCATCGATAAGTTTTCATACTGTTGTGTGGTTAACGCATAGTAGGCAACCGCAGGAGCTTTACCTTCTTCAACGAGTTGTAAATATTCAGCCATGATTTCTGGAGTAAGAACTTTCCACTCAACGTCAACGGCTTGAATCTCCATGGGCAGCGGTGGGTGGTACATGGGTGCAGGTAATGCAACCGTGTTCACTTCAACAGGTTTAGTTGGTACTAGTGAACAACCCGTAACAAAGAAGAATGAACTTAGCAAAACTATTTGGTAGGACTTATTGAGTTTCATTGGGGGTTTCCTTCTGGACCGAAGTTAGCTCTACTAAGTCATTCATAACTTGTTTCGTGCCTTTATTAACAATCTTTTCTATTAATCCTGGTTTGTTCAACGCAAGGTTATCAAGATCGTGCTTAGCAAATGTGTTTCTAAGTTTATTGACCTCACGGAGTGCGTTTTGTTTTTCCGCTTCTAATTTATTCATATCAGCGGATATCTGTTCTTGTTTAGCTAAGTATTGTTTTATGGATTCGTTTTGCTCGGATATCTTATCTTCTAGAACTATTTGATTGGCTTTGGCTTGTGTTAATTGGTTAAACAGGTATGTAGACCCTGCCAAACTAACAACCAAGAGACCTCCAAGAATTAAGCTTAATTTAAACCCCATTACGTTTTTAGAGTGTGTCTGTTCAAAAGAAAATCTTTAAAAGAACTGGGTAACGTTTGATGTTGTTCTTTATATCTGCCTATTTCAGGCATCAGGTCTTCTGCAAACGGAGAAAGAGTTCCTGATCCGAATACGCTTTCAAGGTTTTTTGGATCTTCTATTACGTTAAGAAAGTCTGAAAATTCTTTTTCCATCGCTTCTGGGTTTACTTCAAACTCTACGTTAGCATCGTACCCGTCACCGAAGAAGCTGTATGGGTTTTTCTTATAGTCTTTTTTATAGATATACTCAGGAGAAAACTTTTGTCTATCTGCTTTTCTTATGTACTGTAAAGCATCAAAACGGTCTTCTTCCCCCATTTCAGACAACAAGTCATTA